AAACAAAGAGCGATCCGTGGTACGACACCCATCAGCCGCTGAAGGTAAAGCTGATTGAGATAGTACCTGACGCTGAAGCATCACCTACTCTCCCAGTTGAGAGGGGAGACCCCCTTCCCTCTCTAAACTCGCCGTCGAATATAGGACTAATAGCTGTGTTCGGCGGCGCTTTTTCTGCCATATTAGTTAGTTGGTTAATCTTCACAAGGAGCATCCACTATGTCAAACACTGCGCTATTTGGACTTATCAAGGAACTACAAAGGCCGGACGCAAAGTACTACAAGCTTGCACTCGCAAGGGAAATAAGCAATCACCTGTTCCTGAAGTCAACATTAGGGATCTCATCAGGCGAGTTGACGGAGCAGGACATGACCCTCATCTTAGGGCGCTTTCAGCTAGTATTGCAAACCCTAAACCAACCCCCGCTCCCACCACCGTCGATGACTCAGCCATTGCCTGCTGGGCCAGAAGCTTACGCACCTAAGGCACATAGGGAGTCGCTTAGGACAGTGGAGCGGCTTGCGTCGGAGGGAACATGAGCGAACCAACACAAGCACAGATAGATGCGGCGGCGGAAGCTATTTTATGCGTTCAACAGGCGCGCGGTGTTGCTAAGGGCTCACAACAATTGGCCAAAGCCGCCCTCACCGCCGCTGCGGGGCTGGGACTAGCGCCCGGTTGTTGCTCCGCTATCGCTCCCTGCGAGCATCAAAGGCGTGACCCAACGACAATTTGCGACACTTGCCGTGCCGCTGCGGGGGTGGTGCCATTTTCGGAAAGGATCAGACAGGAGCGCGAGATTACCTTTTTACAAACCATCGACTGCTGTGCACAGGTGGTGAGCGGAATGGCTGACGAAATGGAGGCATGGACTCGTCAGGATTACGGAACGCGTTTAGCTTCTCAGCAGCTACGTAAGGCAGCTATTACTATTTTTGCATTGAAGGACAAGCCATGACCCCAACCCAAAAACTAGACTGGTGGGTTTTTCGGATTGGCGGGATTTTACTGGCAATTATTATTGCTAGTTCACCGCTTCTATTCGTGCATTGAAGGACGAGCCATGAGCCTAGATACGATCGCAATACTCGCAACTCTAATCACCTGCGCATGGCTTCTACATGAGTGGATACGGGATACCAAATGATGTCGATACCCACCGAAGGTGAGTGCTACTCCAAGCTAATGGAACACCTCATCCAAGCCCAGGAGCAAGCCGCTATGCTAGGCCACCTTCACAACGCCAACGACCACAACGCCGTAGCTCGTCAATGGCTGAAGGTCAGTGACATGCTGAAGGAAATGCAAATGAAACTAACCTCCCTCGCAATGGGTCGTCTCCAATGACCCTCCCCAAGCCCACCATTGAGCAACTCGAAATCCTCTCAAAGGTAAAGAACTCCCATGACAACCTCCTTATCAACGCTCTTGCAGGCACTGGCAAAACAACAACCCTCGAACTCATCCAAGGAGTCATTGGCCCTGAGCCAATTCTCTACCTCTGCTTTAACAAAAGAGTTGCAAAAGAGGCTACGGAGAAGTTTCCGTCTACGACACTCGTTAGGACATTCAATTCTCTCGGACATAGAATATGGGCTCAAGCATGTGCTAGTAAGCTTACGGTTAATGGAAAGAAAACGCAAGAGAACCTGGCGACGTTCATTAAAGAAGCGCCAAGGACAGCCCAGCCAGCCCTATGGGACTGTTTCTGGGACGTTATTGATGCAGTCGCTAGAGCCAAGGCGCTTGGGTACGTTCCTGAAGGAAAGTTCCCCAACGCAAGAAGATTAATAACCTGCGAGGACTTCCATGCCGCCCTTGAACAAGAGCCAGATGACCTGGTTGCAGAGCTTACCGATGAGGCCTTATTTACCTCAATCCAGCAAGCTTATAAGGGGTACATTGACTTTAACGATCAAATTTACATGCCCGCCCTCTTCGGAGGCACGTACCCTAGTTTCCCGCTTGTCAAGGTGGACGAAACGCAAGACCTCAACCCAACTAACCACGCAATGTTGGATAAACTCGTTGTCAACCGCATTATGGCAGTTGGGGACCCTTGGCAATCAATTTATGGTTTCAGAGGGGCGATGCAAGGTGGTATGGCGGCCCTTAAGGCAAAGTTCAATATGGTCGAGTGCGACCTCTCGATCTCGTTCCGCTGCCCGCAAGCGGTCGTCGAAGCGGCGAAGTGGCGGGTCCCGCATTTCAAATGGATAAAGCCAGGAGGATACGTTGAAGTTGTTAAGAAGCTCCGTCAGGAGACTATACCTGATGATGCTGCTATTATTTGTAGAAACAATGCGCCGTTATTTAAGCTGGGACTACGTCTTCTTCGCGCTAAGCGTAGCGTTTCTGTTGCTGGTTCTGACATTGGACCTAAGATAGTGGGGATAATGAAGAAGCTTGGTGATAGCAACACCAGTAGGATGGTCCTTGTTGAGCTAATCGCTAACTGGCGCAATGAGAAGATGTCGAAGAAATCCACAACCGCTAACGACATAGCGGATTGCATGATTGTCTTCGCTAGCTTCGGTGAGACGTTAGGACAGGCCGTTAGCTATGCTGAGCACCTATTCGCACAAAAAGGAGAAATCCGACTTCTAACAGGCCATAAGGCCAAGGGTCTAGAATTTGATACCGTTTATCATTTAGATCCGTGGCTTATCGGCGAAGATGAACAAGAGCTTAACCTGCGCTATGTCATCACCACTCGGGCGAAGGAACGGCTCTTTGAAGTTAATTCCCTCGATATCGAGTGGTAGAAAGGAGAACAATGACATTCCCAACACACAGAGTCTCGTATCAAGTAGAGTACGACATCCTCGATAAGGCACTTGGCCAAGAGCTAGGCGCTAGGATTAGGATGCCTTCTCTTGAGGCCGCTACCCACCTACGAGCAAGGGTACATCAAGCAAGAAAGATCGACCGTGAGGAGAATAGGGACGCCTACGACGAGGGCCACCCCATGCACGGCCAATCCATCTACGATAAGATCGTCTGTCGCCTAAAGCAAGTCAAGGGACACGCCTACCTCTATCTCGAACAGCGCAATGCACAGAACTTCGAGGTAGAGCCAATCAGTCCCGAAGACGTTGGAAATAGCCACCCTCCAATGGAGGTAAGTGAAGTCGTTGTAACTGAGCCAATCAAGAGAAGGAGCTACTAGCTCAATGTCGCAACCTTCCGACGACATCCTCCTCGCTATCTGGCGCCGTGCGATGGAAGCAGAGATTGGCATAGCTGTTGTGATAACAGAAGGCGAGAGGCGTTGGTTTGTCAACAACCTCTATCGTGTTAGACAAGAGTTTGGTGAGGAAGAGTTGGAGAGCGTTATCCTCTTCCAACCTCCAAAGGAAGATGAGATATTCCTCTGTAAGAAACAGACAAACATGGACTAGCGCTGTGCAAAAATCAGACGAACCTCTAGCACGTACCACCATCAACCTCTACGAGAAAGATTATCATATCTTGAAAAAACGCTACGGTTGGGGGTGGAGTGAGATAGTTAGAGATAAGATCAGAGAATGGTTGAGAAAGGACCAAATCAATGAGCGAAGAGATTGACGCCTATTGGGAAATAATCGACGCAACAGATATGACGGATAGGAACATCGATGATATCATCGCCTACATGCGCAAGCAGAGAGGGATGATTGAGAAAGGGATCAAGCCGAAGAAGGCTGAGGGGCCAAAGAAAACACTCGACCTTGCGGCTCTTGGACTGACAAAGAGAGTTGAAGCACCATCAGAGCCACCCTCAAAGAGAAGGAGTTGGTAATGAGCCTCATAGACCACCTAGAAGCCTCAGGACTTCACCCTGTCGTAATAGACGAGAACACCGAATTCACCAAGGACCCATCCCCGTTCCTCCAAGGAACCAACATCCAATACGCCTGGGACAGCACCTCCATCGGCTATCTCAAAACCTGCCCACGGCTCTACCAATACATCATGATAGAGGGCTGGACAGGTCGAGGAGAGAGTATCCACCTTCGGTTTGGAACCGAATACCACAAAGCCTTGGAAGACTACGACAGATCAAAAGCAGAAGGAACCGACCATGATAACGCAGTTCGTGATACAGTTCGAGCCCTCCTCCTACGAACAGTTGATTACACACCTCCGGACGATGACGGCACTCGCGGAGAGAAGCTTAAGACAAGAGAAGCTCTCATTAGAACAGTGGTATGGTACCTCGATCAGTTCGAGAACGACCCAGCTAAAACTGTCATTCTCAATGACGGGAGACCGGCAGTAGAACTGTCGTTTCAGTTTGATTTGGATTGGGGACCAAGGATTAGTCGTAATGTTCCTGGTGCAACGGTAACTGAGGAAAGTACTCAACCATACATACTCTGTGGTCACTTGGACAGAGTTGTGGAGTACATGGACAGCCTATTTGTCATGGATCGGAAGACCACCACCACGACACCTTCGGCTTATTATTTCAATTCCTTCGAGCCCAACAATCAAATGTCCCTCTACACCCTGGCTTCCAAGGTCATCCTCGGCTCGCCAATCAAGGGGGTTATTATCGACGCCGCTCAAGTTCTTGCTGATAGTAGCCGCTATGTTCGTGGCTTTACTTACCGTACTTCCGACCAACTCGACGAGTACGTCAAGGACCTCGAATACTGGTTCAACCTTGCAGAGAGTTATGCAGAGGCCGATTACTGGCCGATGAACGACACGGCTTGTGATAAGTACGGTGGTTGTAGGTTCAGGGATATCTGCTCTAAATCACCTTCGGTTAGAGAGCAATTCCTCAAATCAGCATTTGAAAAAGGTGAACGGTGGAACCCCCTCCGCATCAGAGGCGTTTAGTCCTCCAACTTGGCAAGTACCGAGTAACAGAGCGCACTGAGTCGCAAATGAAGATCGCCTTAGGAGGGTCAACCACTATGACTGTCTTACTCCCACCCTTCGCCGACGTTAGAGCCGGAGATATCCTCACCTTATACACGGAGATCCTTTATGCCAACCCTAGCCCACCACCAATCCAATGAATTCACAAAACTTCTTATCGAAGGAGATAGCGGCTCTGGAAAAACGGGAGCGCTTGCTAGTCTCGTTGCGGCGGGATATAAGCTACGCATTATCGATATGGACAATGGACTCGAGACTCTCAAGCAATATGTCCTCAAGGAATGTCCGGAGAGAATTGAAAATGTTGAGTTTAGAACTCTCCGTGATAAGCGAAAGGCGTCGCCGCTTGGTCCAATCATTGACGGGATGCCCTCCGCCTTTATCAAAGCCCTGAATATGCTGGATAGATGGAGATATAAGGATGAAGAAGGCACCGAAACGGATCTGGGAGTACCGGCCGAATGGGGCAAGGATTGTATTCTTGTCATCGACTCCCTCACCTTTCTCAGCGATGCTGCCTTTGATTTCCGCGAGCCTCTCACACCGAGGAGTAAAACTTCAGGACAGTTCGACATCCGTGCGGTCTACAAGGACGCCCAGGATGCTATCGAGAGCGTCTTGGCGCTCGTTACTTCGGAAAGCTTCAAAACCAACGTGATAGTGATCTCCCATGTTCGGTATGTGGACAACCCCGACGGTACGAAGAAAGGTTACCCAACAGCAGTTGGGTCGGCGCTCTCTCCACAGATACCTCGCTACTTTAATAGCGTGGCCCTTTGTCAAACTTCGTCAGGCGGCAAGCGCACTATTCAAACCGTCGCAACGGCAATGATTGACCTCAAGAACCCAAGGCCTTTCGCAATGCAACCCTCCTACCCAATCGCAACCGGCCTTGCGGATTTCTTTTCCTGTCTTCGTGAACAACCACAAGGAGAATTGGCACTTCCGGCCTCGCCAGCCAAACCCCCACACATACACACAATCACACCCAAATCACCATACACACTCAAACGGAGAATATAACATGGCCGACACGTTTAGCTCAATCCTCGATAAACCGTCTTCAGAAGTTGAACGCCCCAAGCCGCTACCTCCAGGGACGTATCAATGTGTTGTTGATGGGCAATATAGAGAAGGTGAGTCCTCTAAGAAGGGTACGAAGTTCATCGAGTACTCTTTGAAGCCCATGGCTGCACTTGATGACGTGAATGAAAACGATCTTCAAACTGCCCTTACCAGCGGTGACGGAAGTGTCAAGGCACTAGCTGATAAGCGCATCCGTGCGACCTTCTACCTTACTGAAGACTCTCTCTACAGATTGAAGGACTTTCTCATCAACGACCTTCAAATCACAGAAGGAAAGAAGAAGATCCGTCAATTGATAGGTGAAGCGCAGAACCGTCAGGTCCTCGCTACACTCAAACACGTTCCGTCGCAGGATGGTACGGGTATCTTTGCCCAACTAACTTCGACGGCACCTGTCGCAGAAGACTAAAGCTACAGGGTCCTCCTGTAGCCTAAGGCAGCCGGGGTCATGCCCACCCACCACCAACCCTGGCCCCGGCTGCTAATAACTAGGAGAAAGTATGAAAAATGCCATATTCATCATCGGTGAAGCCTACGGAGAAAGAGAAGAGATCGAAAGAGCACCATTTGTTGGTCCCTCAGGGTACCTACTCACTCGGATGCTGGACGAGGCTGGAATTGAAAGGGCGAACTGCTTCCTTACTAATGTATTCAACCTGCGGCCAGCGGATAATAAGATTGAAGCTCTCTGTGGACCAAAGGAAGAAGCTATTAGAGGCTTTCCAAGCTTAGGGAAGGGGAAGTATGTCCAAGCACAATACATCCCGGAATTGGAGAGGCTGGGGGAAGAGGTTGTTAAAGTTAACCCTAATATCATCATTGCCTTGGGCAATACTGCTGTTTGGGCCATGTTGGGTAAGACAGGAATATCTGCAATACGTGGCACGACTCAACTCTCTACTCATACAGCAACTGGATATAAGGTCCTTCCCACCTTCCATCCCGCTGCTGTCATTCGTCAATGGGGACTGCGACCAAC